GATTTTACTTATAGTCTCGGAGGTGAAGTATTAGTTATTGAAACGTTAGAAGAACTACACACTAATGTAGACATTTCAGCAGACTTTGATGTAAGCTGTATTCTACCATCAGGCTCTTGGGTGTATCTTGTTGATATCACTAATAATGCTGGTGGTGATGCTGTATTTGTTCCATACGAGCTTGCACAAGAAGTCCCTGAACTAGCAAAAATTAAAAATATTAATAGTGCACGCAGTGAAGAGATTAGTAAGGTTACACGAGTATCACCTATTACAGGTGAGATTGTAACACGTAATATCCCTATCACTGCAATTGATCTGCGCAACTACTTCGTTGATCACCCCGACAGTATCATTACAACAGACGAAGAAGATGCTTTCATTCGATTTGGTGATATTGATGTCACCTATGAAAGCCTTAAGTAAAGTTTGTTTGAGCGATACTGTTAAATTAACCCCTCGAGGGTAAACGATAAACAAAAACATAAACGAGCTACAAAGTGGCTCCAATAATAAAAACAAAGGTTTTAAAAAGTTTTATGCCCGTACTAAACAACTGTGAACTACATTACTGCAAGCTAGATCCATCACGTCCTAGCACCCAGCTTAACAAGAAGAATCCTACTTGGGAAATCCAGATGCGGACTACATCAAAGTCGCAGAAGGAAGAGTGGATGGCCGCTGGTATCAAGGTTACTGCCGTCCGTAGCGACGAAGAAGGACCGATTGATTATTGGCGTGCAAATCTTCGGAAGAAGTCTATTAAGGCAGATGGCGAGGCAGCTGATCCGCCAAAGGTAATCAATGGTAAGATGAAGTCAATCGATCCAAATACGATCGGTAACGGCTCTATCGGTAACGTACGTATCTTCCAGTATGATTACAAGGACAAGGAATCAGGTGTTGCCGGTAAGGCCACTGTTCTTATGGGTGTTCAGGTAACAAATCACATCGTGTATACGCCTAAGGAGCGTAATGATGATGATGACTTTGGTGAGACTGACTACACAGTTGTTGATAATGAGGATGATGGTGAAACTCAGGAAGAGTCTGATGTCGAAGAGAAGACTACTCCTACTGTGACACCTAAGGTAAACACGAAGCCAGAAGAAGAATTCTAAGAAAGGAAGGGCGTTATTCATTAATTTGGGTAACGCCCTTTTAAACGCATGAAGTGGTATTTCATTTCTAATTTGTCGAAAAGTCATTCTACAAAAGTAGAAGTTCCATTCGCTGGAATTCATAAAGATGATTGGCGACACGGTTATTATATTCTAGAATACATTGACGCAACTTCAAATAATTCTTGTGAGGAACATTTCACTTCTTATGACTCTTTCATCAATTGGAAAATTGCAGCAGAACGGCGGGCAGCTTGGAGTATTGGAGGCTAAACTTCTTCAGTATGATAAGCGTACAGGTGTTTGGACAACTTTAACAACTGAAGTTGAATACCCGGATTTTATGAATTATCAATATTGGTTCTGCACGCTTACAATTGATGGTATTTTCGAAGATCATTCTATTATGAATGCTACTGAACTTGACCGTATTTATCGCAAGCTTGAGAGGATTTCTTGTTTCTCATGAGTGAAACTCCTGTTGATTCAAATTTAAAAACTACTGCTGCACTTGGTAAGCCTCGTGTAACTGCTATTCCACCTATTGCTTTATTTGCAATGGGTAAGGCAATGGCAGATGGAGAAAAGAAGTATGGCCGTTTTAATTGGCGACCAACTGGCTCTACTGTATCTGTTTTTGTTGATGCTATGGTCAGGCATCTTATGGCTTACTACGCCGGTGAAAACTATGCACCAGATAGTAAAATTCATCATCTTGGGCATATCATGGCTGGTTGTGCTATTCTACTTGATGCAGAGCTTCATGGTGTATTAAATGATGATCGTGATCATGCTCATAAGCATACACTTGATCAGATGATGGATCTTGTAGAAGATACCGATGATACGACAGATTATCTTGAAGTTATTGGTGTTGAAAAAGACGGTAAATTACTTGTTCGTCAAAATGGTGTAGTTTCGAAGGTTTAACTATATGAAGAAGATGTATAAGTATGCTGTAATCGAGTTCAGTGGTTGGAGGAGCAATGAAAGCTCACAGCATTATACTGCTCCTCAATTTATGATGAATGATCAGCAGAATTATTGGTTCACAAAGCGTCCAGCAGCTGAAAAGTTTCTAGCACAGTGTCGTAAGCGCAGTGGTATTCACACTTATATGATTATTGAACGTGCGGATGACTAAGAAGCCTTTAGAGGTTGCAATCAATAATATCACTACTGAAATTTTATCAACCGCATCTTTGCTAGATAGTGAAATGCGTTATCCTTCTTCAAATCCTGATGCAATGGATGGTAAAATTTCATTCTATAGAAGGAAGTTAGATTCACTTCGTAATATCAGGGCTCAACTAGAAGATCTACAAGCAAGTGGACCAGATTTAGGTTATTAAATGTCAGGTACTAGATTTGTATACGACATCGAGTGCAACGGTTTGTATTTTGAAGCCACCCGTATGTGGATCCTTGTTGCATACGATCTCGATACTAAAGAAATCCATTACTTCCTTGAGGGTGACCTCGGATGGATGAATCTATTTAATAATGCAAAACTAGTAGTTGGTCACAATATTATTGGTTATGACAATCTTGTCTTAAAGAAGCTCTTTAACTATGAGTTTCCAAGTACATGTAATATTCATGACACATTGCTCATGTCATATGTGCTTAACTATAGACGCTTCGGACAAGAAGGTCATGGCCTTAAGCGTTGGGGTCAAGAACTAGGTTCTGCAAAAATTGAATTTGAAGACTTCAGTCAATATACTGAAGAAATGAAAACATACTGTATTCAAGACGTTAATTTGAATGTCATGGTGTATGACTTCTTACGCGATGAACTTGCAGTTGCAGCAGATGCTAATGAAAAGATTAGACTATATCTTAAGGTAGAGCATGCTGTAGCAAAATGGTGTGCAAAAGCGTTAGCTCATGGCTGGCCTTTCGATATGGAAAAGGCTCTTGTTCTTAAAGATATCCTCGAAAAAGAACTTGCTGAAGCAGAAGCACTATTGGAACCTCGTTTAGGTTACAAAGTTAAAGTTCATCAAGGTGACAAGAAGAAGGGTGTTATTGATGTCAAAGAGCCAGTATGGACCAAAAAAGGCGTCTATGCAGCGCATACTGCAAACTATTTTGAAGTTAATCCTTTCTCAGGCTATGAGGGAGAAGAACGACCGATTGCAGGTTCATATGTCAGAGTTGACATTGAAGCTCTTAAACTTTCCAGCTCCGACGATGTCAAGCTATTTCTATTTCGACAAGGTTGGGAACCTACGGAATATAACACAGTTTGGGATCCTGAGCTTAAACGCCATCGAGAAACATCCCCAAAGATCACTGACGACTCCTTGGAATTCCTTGACGGAGACGGAAAATATTACGTTAATTATAAAACAGCTCTATCCAGGTATGGAATTCTAAAGGGTTGGCTGGAGAATACAGATGAACACGGCTTCTTACATGGCGATTGTTTTACTATCGGTACTCCTAGCATGCGTGCTACTCACAGTATTATTGTTAACGTGCCAGCTTCAACCAGCCGGTATGGTAAAGAAATGCGAGAACTATTTGGCAGCATGCCTGGTTGGACTCTCATTGGTTGTGATAGTGCTAGTAATCAGGCAAGGGGTCTTGCTCATTTTCTAGGTGACGCAGAATTTACAGACACTCTTATCAATGGTGATATTCACACTTATAATGCTAATATTATCGATTCTGTTCTCACTGAAATGGGACACGATTGGAATAAGCATATTATTGATAAGGATCTGACTAAACCTGAAACACCTGATATCTGGAGTAATTATGGTAGCAAAGAAGAATGGCTACGATCCGGCTCTGATTCTGCAATTAAGGAAATGGCGAAGGTTAAGAGAGCTTCAGCGAAGCGGATCCTTTATGCTTTCCTCTTTGGTGCATCAGGAAAGAAGCTCTGGTCATACATCTTTGGTGTCCAAAACTCAACCGAGGGAAATAAACTAAAGAATGGATTTACTAAGGCTGTCCCAGGGTTTAAAGCCCTTATGGACAAGCTTGAGAAAATCTATGCGAGTACAAAGAAAAAGGGTTATGGATATATTCCTTCTATCGCAGGTAATAGGATTTATGTTGATAGCTTTCATAAGCTTCTCGTATATCTGTTACAAAGTACTGAGAAAATTACTTGCGGTGCTGCATGTTTGTTACTTATGGAGCGTCTTGAAGCTGCAGGAATTCCTTACATTCCAGCGATCATGATGCATGATGAATTAGATTTCTTTGTTCCAGATGCTTATGCAAAGCAAGCTGGCGAGATCGGTCGTAAATGTTTCCAAGATGGACCTGCATTGTTTGGTGTAACAATCATGGATGGTGGCCCAGCTGCTCTTGGAAAAAATTGGTACGAATGTCACTAATAAAGAGAAAATAAATGTTTGAAGTTCGTGTTGTATTCGATAAGAAGCCTTGGATGGGTGCCTATCCTAAGAATAAGTCAGGTTATCACGTACAAAATTATTATGAACCTGGTACGGTAGGTTATCTTAAGCTTAATAGACATAAACAGAAGGTTACTGTTGTTAGCTGTATTAAGGCTGCTCCTCAAACAACTCGCGAGTGGCTTCCGGATATTGTCTAATGCACAAGCGGCCTGTAAGGCTTGTACTAAGTTCAAATAGATTTCACTATGAAGAATTTATCAAGCTATTTGATCTTAATCGAAACGATACTCGTTTAATTACTAATGCTGACTGTATAAGAGGATGGCCCAGAGGCACGACTGTATTTTGTATCAATACTTATACAGATCATAAACATTACGCTAAAATCAATCAGTATATGCGTGAACGAGAAATGCGCCCTGTTGAGGTACATTTTAATGTTTAGTGAAATTGAAGCTGCAATTATTGCTATTATTGTCGCTATTATTGCAATTGGCACTGAACACCTTGCCAATGTCAGTTGGTGGTGGATGCTAGTTACAGCCATCGTTATCTGTGTTATTCTTTATAGTGGCATGGATGATGACGATGACGGATATGGATATTACGGTGACTAAACGTATAGCAATTATTGATGGCGATGTATTGTGTTATCTGTCTTTCGAACCTCGTTGGAATTATAACGTAGATGAGCAAGGTAATGCTGTCAGCGTGTATAATCATGAAACGGGTAAATTTGAAAAGCAATTAAAAGAATATACTCAAGAAGAAGATGCTCAGTATCTTCGTGAGACTTGGGAGCGTTTTAAACGTAAAGTTCAAGAGACTTGCGAAGAAATGTACTGCGATGAATACCTCATGGCTGTACAAGGTGATGACAATTTCAGATGTGATATGTATGACTTTTATAAAAAACATCAAGGACGCATTGGCTCTAAGCCATCAGAAATGTCTAAACTTGTACCTCTATTGCGTAAACTGGCTGTACAAGAAGATCTTGCGATTGCTTCTCATGGAAGAGAGGCTGACGATTATATTCGCATATGGGCTCTTGAGTGCACTGCTGCTGGTATCGATTATATTATTTGCAGTAACGATAAAGATCTCAAGTGTATTCCTGGTAAACATTATAACCTGAAAACCCATAAGCATGAAGATGTTGATGAAGCATATGGGCTTCGTCTGTATCACGAACAGCTTCTTATGGGTGACAGCATTGATAATATTCCTGGTATCCCAGGTATTGGTCCTAAGAAAGCTGAAAAGATTCTTAGAGACTGTACAACATTAGAAGAATTTCAAATTAAAGTAGTAGAAACTTACATGGATTCATTTGGAGATAACTGGAAGCAACATTTGCTTGCTAACGGTAAATTAATTCACATTCAGCGTCATGAAAACGATTGGTTCGATCTTAAGGATTGGCCAGTAGTGCAGAGTATTGCTCCGTGATCTGTAAGTGTCCTTTTTGTAATCTAGCTGATGAAGTCATGGAAGGCGCGATTGGAGTCCGACATTCAATCACTTGTCTTCGCTGTGAAGTAACAATGTTTGGTAATTCAAAGTTAGAAGTACGTAATAAGTGGAATACAGGCTCCGTGGTACCATTCCCCGGAGAAAATAATGAGTATAAATCCAAACGACATCGTGGTTCCAAAAAGCGATCTCGTTTCTACGATGAAGAAGATACCTGGTAACGGACATTGGAAGTTTCCTGAGCAGCTTGGAGGTCTTGAGTACTCTGGTTTTGTGTATGTCATTCGTGACAATGTTCTCAAGAGATTTTATCTTGGTAAGAAGAACTACTGGACCAAAATTAGAGGAACAACTCGGACTAAAATGTCTGATTGGAAATTCTATAAATCTTCATCAAGCACAATTGAAACTATATTTCAACATAGACCTTTAGAAGAATTTGAATTTATTGTTATCGAACAGTATCAGAAGAAGGGTGCAGTAAGCTATGCAGAAACATGGTCACTATGTCATGTAGAAGCTCCTACTACTGATGTTTGGTACAATAAGCGTATTGAAGAAATTAAATGGAATGTGTCTGAAAAGATAACAGACAGACATAAAGAACGTTTACAGCGTGTTATTGAATTGGAGACTTTCGAAGAGTAATGGGTAAAATTGTAGTACACAATAAACCATGCCCAGATCAAGTGAAATGCAAGTCAAGTGACGGTATGCAAGTATACGAGAATGGAACAGGGTTCTGTTTCGTATGCCAAGAGTTCTTCACAAAGGAAGAAGTTGAGAATGGTCCAGCTGAAGTTGAACCTCGTGAAGAAACACAAAAAACCTATAAGAAGCTTACTGTTAAAGACGTCAAGGAATATCCAATCCGTGGTTTCAAAGACAGAGATATTCCTAAAAGCATTACAGAATTCTTCGGAGTCCACTGCACGTACGACAGTAAGGGTGAAATTGATCACCATTACTACCCTTTTGGCGATGGCTATAATATCCGAGTCTGTGACCCAAAAGACTTCTTCCGAGTTGGAAAGTTAACTAAGCTCTTTGGTCAGGATAAGTTCTCACCTGGTGGTAAACGAATTGTTATCACAGAGGGCGAACTAGATGCTATGGCTGTGGCGACTGCTTATTGGCGTAAGAATCAGAACATCTATCCGGTCGTAACAATGGGTTCATCAAACAATATGAACCTCCTAGTCGAGAACAGAGATTTTCTACGATCGTTTGATGAGATTGTTCTATTCTTCGATAAGGATGAGAAAGGCGAAAAGGCTACTAAAGAGGCTACACGCATTCTCGGAATCGATAAAGTCAAGGTTGCTGCTAATAATACTGACTATAAAGATGCTAATGAAATCCTTCGCAATCTAGAGAATGATAAAATTCTCCATTGCATTTGGGATGCTTTCGTCGTTATTCCTGCCGGTATCATTACTCGGACAGAACTTAAGGAGAGAATGCGTAAGCTTACACAGATTAAGGCACTCCCTTATCCTGATTGTATGGCTGGCATTAATAGTAAACTAAAGGGTATGCGTTTAGGTGAATTAACTCTATTCACCTCAGGTACTGGTTCTGGTAAGTCTACATTACTTCGTGAAATTGTCATTCACATCAAAGAAGCTACTGATGCTAAAATCGGTATTGTCGCTCTAGAGGAATCACCAGAGGCAGAAGCTCGCCGAATGTCAGGCATGCAGCTTAATAGAAACACCTCTAATGAAGATCTTGAGTTTGAAGATATCGAACCTGGTTTTGATGAGCTATTTGGTAAGGATGACGAAGAAGAACGTATCATGATGTTAGATCATCAGGGTACAGTAACAGACTCCAGTATCATTGATAAAATTGAATACATGTGCCTTATGGGGTGCAAGTATATTATGATCGACCATATCACCATTCTGGTATCTGAAGGTATCGATAAGTTACAAGGTAATGAAGCTCAAGATAAGATCATGAACTCATTGCTATCACTTGTAAAGCGATATCCTGTTTGGATCGGTCTAGTATCGCATCTACGTAAGGTAGGCCAAGGAGCTAAGTCATTCGAAGAAGGTAAGCTACCTACTATGGATGATATTAAAGGCTCTGGCTCTATTAAACAAATTTCTTTTGATATTATTGCCTTTGCACGTAATCTTAATGCTCAAAGTGAGAAATCCCGGAATACTATTAAAATGGCTGTTCTAAAGGCACGCACAACAGGCCTAACTGGTCCTGTGCTCGGTGCTATTTATGATCATGATACCAGCCGCTTAAAGCTTGCTGATGCTGACTCCTTAAGTGAAGATGAAGAGGATTTCAGCGAAGTCAAAACAATGAATACTTGGAACAAGAATGACAACAAATAATAAGATCGACACTCCTTGGAGCTCAGTCGGCTATCTCACTTATAAGCGTACGTACTCTCGCCCTATTCTAGATGACAAGGGTGAAACTACAGGCATTACAGAAGAATTTCCAGAAACTATTGAACGTGTAATCAGGGCTTGTCGTGAACAACTACATGTAGGATTTACGCCAGATGAAGAAGACCGTCTTAGAACTTACATGTTACAGCTTAAGTGTACTGTTGCTGGCCGTTTTCTTTGGCAGCTTGGTACAGGCACAGTGGACCGTCTTGGATTACCCTCTTTACAAAATTGTGCCTTTACTGTCGTTAATCATCCCGTTCGTCCCTTCTGTTGGGCAATGGATATGCTCGCTCTTGGATCGGGTGTAGGCTACAATATCCAAAAGGAGAATGTCGATAAGCTACCTACAGTACGAGAGCATTTTAGCGCTCCAACCCGAGTTGATCATGCCGGAGCTGACTTTATCATTCCAGATTCTCGAGAAGGATGGGTTAAGTTTCTGGGAAAAACTCTCAAAGCTGCATTCCTCAGCGAGTCACCCGATCGAGGAACTTTTACTTACTGGACAGGGGCGGTGCGTGGTAAGGGTACGCCCATTAAAGGATTTGGCGGAGTTGCATCAGGTCCTGAAGATCTTGTCTGGGGAATTGGAGAAATCTCTAAACTCCTAGAGAAGCGTCGAGGAAAGCAAATTCGCCCAATCGATGCTCTAGATATTATGAATATTATTGGTTACATTATTGTCGCAGGTAATGTACGTCGTTCTGCACAAATTGCTATCGGTGATCACGATGATTTAGAGTTTCTTCTTGCAAAGCGTTGGGATTTAGGGACTCCACCTAAGTGGCGTTCAATGTCAAACAATTCTGTTGTATGCACTGATATTGAGGAACTTCATGACTACTTCTGGGATGGATATGAAGGTAAGGGCGAACCTTATGGACTCATCAACCTCGAACTTAGCAGGCTTGTTGGTCGCCTTGGAGAATATGAATACCCAGATCCAAATGTTGCCGGGTATAACCCGTGCGCGGAACAGAGTCTCGAAGACAAAGAAACATGCTGTCTAGCTGAAGTATTTCTTCCTAATGTAACCTCTCAATCTGAATTTCTAGATATTATTTCTCTACTATATCGTGTAAACAAGCATTCGCTTCGTCTAGAGTGTCATCTTAAGGATACTCAAGAGATTGTTCATAAGAATATGCGAATGGGTATTGGTGTTACAGGTTATCTGGAGACTGCTGAAGAGCAAAAGAGTTGGCTGGATGAAGGTTATCTGTTCCTGAGGCAATATGATGAAATGTACTCGCGCATTAAAAACTGGCCTAAGAGCGTCAAGCTCACAACAGTTAAGCCGTCAGGAACGCTTTCTCTGCTTCCAGGCGTTAGGCCAGGATGTCATCCTGGATACGGTGACTATCTTATCCGCCGAATCACAGTTGCATCGGAACATCCATTAGTAGCCGTCTGTAAGGAACATGGATACGATGTTGAGTACAAGCTTAATTTCGATGGAACCTATGATTACGGCTCAGTAATCGTATCATTTCCGTTCACGTATGCTCGACAAGGTGTTAATGCTAATCAGATGACTGCTATTGAGCAACTTGAAGTCGTTAAAAGACTTCAAACAGAGTGGTCTGATAATAGCGTATCCTGTACTGTGTATTACAAGATTGAAGAGCTTCCTGCAATTAAGGAATATCTCAAGAAGTACTACCGTGGATGTCATAAGAGTCTGTCTTTCTTGCTCCATTCTGAACATGGTTTCAAGCAGGCACCGTACGAAGAAATTTCAGAAGATGAATACAACCGACTTGTACAAGGCACTCGGCTTATCCGTTCAATTGAGTCCGCTGAATTCGAAGGCTCGGATGAATGCGCCACGGGTGCTTGCCCCGTACGTTAAAGGTAGATTTGCGTATTTATCTCTGCTAGATGGCAGACTGGCTGAGTTATTCCGACCTACATACCAGGATGCTATTGATGCTGGTGAACAACCTCCGGGATACAGACAGCCATTCTTCCTAATGAGATCTTTAAAGATCGATGGTGTACCTGCAAGTATGCAAGATGTTTTAGACTTAGATTATGAAGATTCTTCATGGCTAGTACGAGCATTAGTACGTAAAATGAAAATGTAATAACAAAGGGATAGGGTGTAACAACTCTATCCCTTTAAATTGGAATAACCAATGCATACTACACTATTTGGTTTAATCTTTGTTTTCTCGTTTGTTTGTCTGTTTATTAGCAGCATTGTCGCCGTTGATGACAGTGAAAGGAGCGCGATTATTATCATTACCATTTCATCAGCTATTACATGTAC